AAAGATGGTTTTACGGCGGCTGAGCTGAAGGATCTGGCAACAGGACTGATGTCAAACTTGACGGCGTCAACTAACGCTAACCTCATCAAGTTTATCGGTGGAGAATCGTGACAGTCTTTATCGACTGGGACTAACCTCCATCGTCCGGCGCTCCCTACTCCCGTTATGGTACACGGGTAACTAGGTAGGTAGCGAGTGAGTGTGGGGGCCAACCATCCAGGTTGGCCTCCATGCTCCTATAACGGTCTGCGTCATGAACAGGATAGCTTTCCTCTGTTAGGAGGTAACTATGAAAAGCCTGCTCACTCTGTTTGGAGAGGCGCTCTTTGACATGAGCTCCTTATGTGATGTCGACACTGCTCGTGACTATTCATACGTCGCGAGTAGGTATGAACACGAAGGCCTTCCGTTCCTTGCGGTAAGGTTGGCTGCCTACGGGAAAGACTTCCAAAAAAGTCTAGATCGTGGGTTTGTCGCTGACGACGCGTTTCTTGGTTTCAAGAGACGTGCAGGGCTCCCTGAATTATTTAAGGGTTTCCTTCAGCTCGTGTTCTGCCCGAATGGTGTTTTGTTACCAGAACCCAACCATCTCAGCATAATTGCTGTACGTCAGTTAACACTGATGTTTGAGAAAGTCCGAGTCGACTATGATCGTGAGATCGTCGCTCAGGCTATGGAAGGGTATCTGGAGTCCGAGAGGAATGTAAAAGCATTTGACCGTAAGGTCAGTGCAGGTTTGCTGGACGTCGAATTGAAACTGTTCGACTCTGTATCCAGCATCCTCTGGGCGGATACGCTGCAAAGCGTGGAAGAGGACGTCTGTTATGGACGCCTTGTGCCTAGACATGGTCCGGGTTCAACCGCTGATAGGCTTTTCGGTAACGAGAAGTTCGATCAGGCAGATTGGCCTGAACGCCTCGACGAGTACTTCCCTCATCAGGAATATCTCGTTCCGAGTCTTCGGTATTGCCGCGAGGCAACCGAACGTGCAAATTTCCTTACCCTAGGTTCTGAAACGCCCGTAAGGGTTATTACAGTTCCTAAGACGGTCGGAAAGGCTAGGATTATTGCCATGGAACCTGCTGCAATGCAATATTGTCAGCAGGCCGTCTTTGGTGCCCTAACTAGGCACTATCGACGTTCTTTGGGGAGCAGTTTCTATGCTCACGATGATCAGACTCCTAATCAGCTTCGTGCTGAAGAAGGGTCGGTCACTGGTTTGTTGTCAACGCTAGATCTTAGCGCTGCCAGTGAC